GGATGAATGACTGCGACTGGTATCTTTCCAGCATTCCAGTCGGTGATGTCCTTGCTGGACTTTATTTCTCTCACATCAAAGCGCTTTTTGATTCGTGACACCTTCCAAGGAGAGTGGAAGCCCCATCGTGGCGGACCATATCATAGAGCAACGCCAGCTTTCCGGTTTCAGATATTCTCCGATCGGATAACCTAAGAAGCGAGAAAGACAGATGCGCTCAAAGGTAGCGTTGAAGGCCCACTTGATGACACATTCATCCTCTAGAGCAAGAAGGATTTCTTTTGGAATTTGTTCTCCGCAGGCAAGATCAATGACCTGAACGGGCTGGCTATCTACACTGTAGGCAAAGAGTAAGATTTCAAAATCAGGTGACTCTACATAGCGATATACTCCAGTTTTCTGAAGTGGCACATCACTGTAGGTTTCAATATCGATACTAAGTGTTTTCATGAGATTGTCCTTTCTACAAAACAGGCAGCAGAGAAATTCCTGCCGCCTGACGTTTTAATGCTTATCTTTATTGGATTTGTATTTATTGATGTCACGACGAATGTGGTATACCGCATAACGAACAAGGTAAAAAATGATTTTTCCTACGTTATAGATGATGAAGCCGTATACTGCTACAAAAAAGGTATAGGCGATGACATTAGCAATAAATAGATTTAAGATTTCTGCAAATTCATTCATAGATGGTCTCCTTTTGTCGAAAGATGTGCTGGCGGCAGCAAAACCACCGCCAGCAGGTTGATAGATTACTTAAAGTCCTTCATACGTTTTTCATAGTATTCGAGATCACGCTTGTCCTTTTCCTGTTCACGCTTTTCGCGTTTATGGTCATTGATGATACTCTGAATCATAGAGACTGCAGTAGCAAGGCCAACACATGCGAAGCAGCCGATACAGATATTTACAAGAATTGTGCTAATCATGATTGTTTCCATAGTTTGTCACCTCCGTTAGTTAAGAAAATCATCGTCGTCATCAGTTGCAAAGTCAGATTCAGCAGAAGCCTTACCACCAAGAGGCTCGCCATCACGAATCTTCTGCAGATTGTTAAGGCCGCATGCGATGCCCTTATTACCAGAGCTGTTGAAAGCATAGAAGCTGATGCTGGCACGACCGTAGACTCCAGAATAAACCTCAGAACGAGTGAGGATAGGATTGCAGTCTGCATCTACGATGTCCGGAGCAGAGGTTGCATTAGCATTCACGAAGTAGCTGCCAGCGTATGTAGGGTCATCCGATCTTTCAAGGTCTCCGTCACGAAGAGGAGTCTTAAGTACGGAAAGTGCCGGTACGAACTTGCCGTTGCCCTTGAGCTTGGATTCGCCTTCACGGTAGGCTGCTTCGATAGCCGCTTCAATCTTAGCAACAGTCTTGGTGTCAGATTTTGGGATGATCAGGCTGACACTGTACTTCGGAGTACCACCGTTGATGGATTTCGGTTCCCAAACGTTGGCGTAGCTCCAGCGTGTGTTAGGACCAGTGATAACCTTCATGGGATTTGTCATTTTTACATTCTTACTCATTGTCATATTCCTCCATAAAATCATTTTTTGCTGTGTTCATTGCCGGGCGCTTATCGCTCTCCGGCACAAGAGTAGGTTTGCCTTGTGGCTTTTCGATATATGCTGCAAGGAGCTCTTCGAATCGAGGTTTGCCGAGCAGCTTCTGCATGGCTGTGATACCAAGCAGTTTCTTTTCGTAAGGGTCAAAACCAGTAGCTTTGACAGCTTTCGTCACGGCGTCTTCGTTGGTATATCTGCGGTTGGAGCGACCCTCGACCAGCTTCCAACCAGTCCATTCTTTACCGCTGATTGCCTGTTGGAGCGCATACTCATTGATGTCATTTGCCCAAGAGACCAGTTCGTCGACACGGGAGAGGATGACTTCAATTTCCGAATCTTCTAACAGTGGCGGCAGTTTGAAATCGTGCTGTGCGAGTAAAAGATTGGCTTCCGCTCTGGCTCTGCATTCATGCTTTGCCTTGCAGAATCCGTACCATTCACCACACAGGAAATTCCCATCACCGGCAAAGGCTAAGTCAGCAGTAGGTTTCAGAACTTCATTGGTCCACAGATAGAGATCATCTTTGCTGACCTCATAGGTGGAAACATTCTGGCGTCTGGGCTGATAGATGGTCATGCTGACCGTATCGATGTCATAGATGTCATCGAAGAGCTCCAGAGCGCCAAGAGCGTAACAATTCATTTGTGGATTGTTATCAGCGGATACGAGGATTCCAAGACCATGTTTGTAGTCAATCACGTGCATAGTTCCATCGCTGATGAGAATAGCATCCGATGTTCCGAAGCCTTGTTCTACCCAACGGGAGAAGTTCACTCGCTGTTCAATCAG